CGTTAGACTTACGCCTGGTTGAACAGCAGGATACCCGCCATTTCAGGGTTGGTCATCACAACGCCGTAGAGCGTATCCAGCGTGTAGAGCGTCTGGAAGGTCAGCGGATCGAACTTCTTGGTCATGACCAGTTCGATACCCTGATCCGTCGAGGCACGCAGAACGTCCACGCCAGCACCATCCGGCACAGCATAACGACCGGGCAGAAGCTCGATCGAATCCTTGCGCCAGAACGGGTTGATGTTCGAAGCAGTGGTGTTCAGGAAGTTGATCGGCGCGGTGGCCGAGGTCGAAACGACTTCAACGTTCTGATACTGCAGTTCGGCATCGGTGGGAGACGAGTTCGCACCGATGATCGGCGGAGAGATCGTCATGGTCGTGCCGCTATCAACCGAGATAACGCGGAACGTCTTGAGTTCGCCCGTGCTACGCTTGGTGATGTGGTGTACCGCTTCGATACCGTCGATCGTGAACGAGTCACCAGCGGTGATGCCGGTGGTCGAAGACACGGTGACGGTCTGATAGCGGTTGTCCACGTTCAGAACACCGCCAGTGCTGCTGGTGGTGGCCTGCGGCACGTAACGCACCTGAGCGCCGTTGGTGGCGATGGTGCGGCTGGCCGAGTTGGCAGCGCAACGGTTCGCATAGTCGAGCTTGTAGGTCGAGAAGCTTGCAACTTCACCAACATAGGAGCGTTCATAAGCGTTAGCCGACTTGTTGCCGGTGAACGAACGGGTCGCCACCGCCAGGTTGCCAGCCATGCCGTTGTAATCGCGGCTCGACAGAGCGAGGTAGCGATCGCCAGCCATGACACCCTGCTCGTTCATGATGCTGTCGCACAGGGCAACGTCATCATAAGTGCCAGCAGCGGTGGCAATCGGAACAACCAGCGTGCCCTGAGCAGCAGCCAGATCCATGACGGACAGGTTGATGTCAGAAGCCAGCTTCTGCTTGGCAGCATCGCCAAGGCGACCTTCCTGCAGAGCATCGCGCAGTTCCAGAGCGTTCATCTGCCAGGCAGAGCACTTGTTGAAACCGAGAGTCGACGGAACCGACAGCTGGGTCATGTTCGAGACATCGCTGGCGATCGAGGTGCCAACGGTGCGGTCGAACGACTGGGCGATGTAGGGCTGCGGACGCCAGATGGTGTCACGAGCGCGTTCCATCGTCACGCCGTTGGTGTTGTAGATGGTGACGTTCTTCGAGAGAATCAGAGCGTCATTGAAGCCTTCGAGGATGTCCTCAAAGGCAACAATTTCTTCCTTGGAAAAAGCATTAGCCATTGAAATTACTCCAAATTAGATTTTCTTGCCGCGCTTATAGGCCATGACCTTCGACATATCTCCGGTCTTCAAAGCCTCTTCGCGCAGGCGATCGAGGGTTGAGTCCACAGAGCCAGAGATGCGTCCACCGCCAGTAGCGATGGTGCGTTCAGGCGCTGCTGCTGCCTTACGATTGGTGACTTTCAACTGCGTCTCCAGTTTTGCAACCGCGAAGGCAAACTTCACGGGGTCAGTGATTGAGGCAAGCTCCTTGGCCTTTGAAGTGTTCTTGCCGAGAGCGTAAATGATCAACGCGGGATTGTCGGAGCCTTGAAGAACGATCCCCTGCTGCGTGACGTTAAAGGTCTCCAAGGCAACAGCCTCAGCGTCCTCGTAATCGCGCACCTTTAGCGAGGCTCGTGCCTTCGCATAGGAATCAAGCTTGTTCTGCCATGCTTTGGCCTCAGCATCTCGCTGGGCTTGGGCTTCGGCTTCGGCTGCATCGTATTCGCGTTTTTGCTCATACCATCCAGCAAGCTTCTTCTCATACTCCTCAGAATCGTAATCACAGCTTTCGAGCGTTGGCTTGGCTCCCAGTGCAACCGGCTTGGTCTCAGTTGCCGTAGCATTCAGCTTCGCTTCGAGTTCGCGGATCTTACGCTCTTTTTCCCTGTTGGCCTTACGCAACTCGCGCACCCACTCCGGCGCACGTTGCTCTTCCTCTTGAGGCGGCGATTCCTCACCTATCGAAACGACAACATCATCATCACCTTCGCCCTCATCATCCGAGACGGCATTGTTCTCATCGTCGGATGCGTCATTAGCTTCGGTGTTGATCTCGATAGCTTCGAGAGTGTCGTCGTTCTCCAGTTCTGCCGTGTTCATACATTACCCCGTCAAACTCACCCAAATTGCGTGGTGGGTGGA